CACATGGCCTTCAAGAACTTATTCTGATAAAAATTGGCAACGATTGATTGATTTATTAAATTCAAGAAATATACCTGTTGTTCTTATTGGAAAAAATAGTCATGAAACAGGTTTTTACAATGTTGATAAGCCGACAAAAAATTTAAATTTTACTATTGGCATAGATCTTACAAATAAATTAGATATTTCGCAGTGTTGGCATGTTATAAACAAAGCTAAATATTTTATAACAATGGATTCTGGTTTATTGCATTTAGCTGGAACAACTGACACACACATCATACAACTTGGCTCATCAATAAACAATAAATTACGCGCTCCATTTAGAAAAAATAGCCAAGAATATAAATACACTTACATCAGTGGGCCGTGCGGTATTTTTTGCGCTTCTGATATCAAATATGGAGTAAAAGAATGGAAAACTATACAAGGCATACCTCCATTAATAAATTGTTTAGAAAATAAATCAAATTTTGATTGTCATCCAGAACCTAGCGCAATTTGTGATTTTATTTTTACAAATAACAAAAATAATAAAAAATTCTTATTTATTACAGCTCATCTTTCCACAGGTGGTAGTCCGAAATATCTTGAATGGTTGATTTCAAAAAAAATAAATGAAGGTTACTCTGTGAAAGTCATAGAATGGAATTTATATAGCGATGCATATGTAATACATAGAAATTCAATAATTAATTTGATTGGAGCAGAAAATTTTATTAGTGTTGGCCATTATACCGAACAAGATGACGTTTTTTATTCTAAATCAAAAAATATAATTGAACAAATAAAGCAATATGATCCAGACTACATTCATTTGAATGAATTTAGTGAAAATTTTGCAATAAAAAATTTATCTCAAGATATGGTTGACTTTTTGTACGATAAAAACAAAAAATTCAAGTTGTATGAGACGACTCACTCTACACAATCTGATATTTCTAAAAAAAGAAATATTCCTGATCAATTGTGGTTAGTTTCTAAGTATCATTATGATATCGCTATTAAAAATGATTTTGATAGCTTATTGGTTGAAATGGACATTCCTAAGAAAAACAAACCGGATAGAGAATCTGTTTTAAGATCTCTAAACTTAGATCCGAGTTATATTCATGTGTTGCAAGTAGGTTTGTTCAATTCAAATAAAAATCAAAAATATACATTCGAACTAGCAAAAAAATTTATTAGTAATAAGATATTATTTCATTTTGTAGGTAATCATTGTTATATTGATGAATGTGGTATAGACAAAAATCAGAAAAATTGTAGAGTGTGGGGTGAAAGATCTGATGTTGATGTGTTTATGTCTTGTATGGATGTTTTTGTTATGCCATCTTTGGAAGAATTGAATCCAATAGCTCTAAAAGAAGCTTTATCGTGGAACATGCCTTGTTTCGTGTCTGAACTTAATACTATAAAAAATCAATACTCTAATAATAAAAATATAAATTTCATTAAAAACGATAATTTAGAAAAATACTTATTATCTAAATGTTTTGAAACAAACATGTTAAATATAATAAATTTTAATTTATCTGATATAGAAGAAGAGCGTAATAAAGTTGTTTGCACATTCTTTCCAACTCCAAAAATTGAAATCTTGGGTGGTGTCTCATGTGATTATGAAATTCGTTTCATAGATAATAAAAATAACATTGAACATTTTAGATCAACAATAAAAAACAACATGTGGACCGCATGTTCTATCGCTTATTATTGTGATTGGAAAATTATTGTAACAAATCTCAAATCACGTTTACAAAAAACTTTCACTTTAGATTTAAGTAAGAAAAATGTTCGCATAATTAATGAGTCGAATAGTTTAGGTGATTCGATTGCTTGGATGGCCGCTGTGGATGAATTTCAAAAATTACACAATTGTAAAATAGACTATTTTACTGCTAAAAAAGATATATTTGAAAAAGAATATTCCAATATTAGTTTTTTCAATTATGCTGATAAAAATGATAAAAATTATTATGTAGAATATAAAATAGGCTGTTTCGATAATATTAAACAATCAAATCTAACTAATAAAAACTGGCAAACTTCTAACTTACAAAAAATCGCATTTGATTTGCTAGGTCTAGAATACAAAGAAACACGTACAAAAGTTCATGTTCCCAAAAAATATAATTTTAGATATGAAAATTATGTATGTATTGCTATACAATCAACTTCTCAATCTAGGTATTGGAATAGATCTGGTGCTTGGGAAAAAATAGTTTCTTATCTTAAGCGTAAAAATTATAAAGTGGTATGTGTTGATAAACATTATAGTTTTGGTACTAAAAAATATTCTAACACTTGCCCTAGTAATATAGATTATTTCGCAGGAGAACATTCATTTGAAGAAATTATTGATATAATGAATGGATGTGAATTTTTTATTGGTTTGAGTTCTGGTTTGTCTTGGTTGGCTTGGGCTTTAAATAAAAAGATAGTAAAAATCAATGGTAGCGTTGATCCTTTTTTTGAATTCGGAACCGAATATTATGTTCATGACAAGTCGGTTTGTAATAGCTGTTTCAATAATGTAAATCATAAATTTGATCCTAGTAACTGGTCATGGTGCCCCGAAAATAAAAATTTTGAATGTTCTAAAAACATTACAGAAGAACGTGTAATCAATAAAATAGATGAATTGTTGAAAAACTCAGTTTCCTTTACTCAAAAAAAAATAAAAATTGTTCACCTTCAAACAACATTAGTCACAGAAAGTGAAAAAAAATCAAAAGAATTTATTAAAAAGTTTGAAGATTATGGTATAAAATACGTTAATCATAAAAATGATTTATATGATGGCGACGAATATTTAAAGAATTGTTTATACCCAGATTTATTGACTTCTGATAGTTCTGATAGATTAACATCTAGACATTATGGATGTTTTGATTCACATAAAAAAGCTATAATGCAAGAATTCGATGACGATATTGATTTTTTGATTGTTTGTGAGGGAGATTGTTTGTTTGAAATTTCTCATTCTGAATTTATAATTTTATTGAATAAAATAACTACAACATGCAAAGAAAATAATATTGGTTATTTTTCTTTTGGAGATACAAAAACTTTAGATTATGGTGTGCCGCAATCTAATATAAAATATGTGCCAAATAATCAAGTTGATTGTTTTATAACTGACAAAATAATTGGTACTCAATGTATTATGTATAACAAGACAATTAAAGATTCTCTTAAAAAAAGTTTTTCTAATAATCGTCCTTGGTACGTTATTGATGGATGGTTGAATCAATTTTGTTGGGACGAAAATATTGACATGGCAATTTTATTCAATAGAGTGACTAGTCAATATTCTGGCGAATCTTTTGTCAATAAAACTAAAAGAAACTTTTTAAATTAAAATGATTACATTATCTGTCGATGAAGCTTACGCATTTGATTATCTAAGTATTTTAGAGATCAAAAAAAATAAAAAATCAGATTCATATAATTCTTGGATTCAATGTCATCAACATTTACAAAATCAATTTGATAAGGAAACATGGATATCCATGATACACTCTAAAGAATATAAGGAAATGCTTAAAGCTAATGAATTAACTTTTGACGCTGTTGACAAAGCTAAGAATAATCAAGTAACCGCTCAATACGTTGATTTTTGTAATTATCAAAGACATGTTGCAAAACAAAATTTTCAAAAGAAATTTTTCAATTCTAACTTATCTGAATCTAAAATAGGTTATGAAAAATACTCTCATAAGAATCACAATGTTTCTTGATTGAAAATTTATCGCAAGCGTTTTCATAACAATTTTTTGAATCAATTTTTTTATCAATATCTTTTATTTTATTTATCATGCTGTTGATATCTTGACATCTAAAACCAGTTTTTCCATCAACAACGGTTTCCGAAAAACCGCCAAAATCCGTAGTTATTGTAGGGGTTCCCGAAAACTGAGCCTCAATAATAGTCCAGTTACAAGGTTCTATAAACAAAGAGGGAGCGAATAAAAATTTTGCATTACTCAATAAATGCATTCTTTGAATAGGTTCTACAAAACCTATGAAATTACAATGCTTAGTATCTTTGAGATTTAAGATATTTGGCCCTGCAAATATTATATCTTGGCCAATATGATTGCAAATATCATAAACAAGTTTTGCTCCTTTAGCTTCGATTACTCTACCAAGAAACAACGCTGTATTTGATTTATCTTTTTTATAAATAAAATCCTTACTATCGAAACCTGGATAAACAACGTGTTCTAATCCTAAAGAAATATTCGTTTTAGAAAATCCATGCATTTTATGCATTTGACTATATGTTTCGAATATTTTTATTGGAGCAAACATACTATCATATCCAATGCTAGGTTCTATTACAATAGCTTTATTATAGAAATGTTTTACACACTGTTCGTGTGCAAAGCCAAACCAACATAGTATGAATTCATTATTAGATTTTATTCTTTTATTTAATTCGTGAATGCAATTTTCATTAAATATTTTGACAGCTTTTGTATCTATATTTTGATTGAACCCTTTTGTTTTCCAATCATTTAAGTTGCCATAACTTTCTTTTAAGATATCATTATTAACAACATTTATATGTTCTGTACAATTAACAATAGAATCTTCATGGCCATAATGATAGACAATATGACCTCTTTTAGTCATTTCATCACAAAATTTATAAACTTTTTGAATAAAGGCGCATAATGATATATCTTTTCTTGTAGGAGAATAAGGAACACTTAAACAGTGAAAAATCATACAATATAGTGTAAATTTTTAAATATCATGTCAACAAAAAAGAAAAAAATTCAAAAAGAAAAAGATGATTTTAATGAAATAATAGCCGATAATCATTTCAGATCGGTCAAATTAAATATTAGAAACTTCAATTTAACAGACAAACAAAAAAGTTTTGCACAAATAGCTTTCGATAAAAATACAAAAATTATTTTTATTAATGGTCCCGCAGGTAGTTCTAAAACATTTTTGGCGGTATATTGTGCGCTTCATATATTAAATATGAATCAGAGATCTGAATTAAAATATATTAGAACTATTGCTGAATCTGGAGAAAGAGCTTTAGGCTCGTTACCGGGAACCGTAGATGAAAAGTTCAATCCATTTATGATGCCTTTATATGATAAGTTGGATGAATTGTTGCCTATATCTCAATCAAAATATTTAGAAACCAATGGTTTTATCGAAGCTCTACCAATAAATTTTTTGAGAGGTGCAACTTGGAACGATAAAGTTATCATCGCTGATGAATCGCAAAATTATAGTACTAAAGAGCTTGTTACTCTTCTAACTCGTATAGGAGAAAATACTAAAATATTTATTTGTGGTGACGCAATGCAATCAGATATTGGTAATAAATCTGGTTTTATGAAAGTCTACGATCTTTTTAATAATAAAGAAAGCGAAGATCGTGGAATTTATTGTTTTCAATTCGACGAAGAAGATATTATGCGTAGTGAAATACTAAAATATATCGTTGCAACATTTAAGAAACTAGATAAAACCACCATTCATTGATATAATGATTTATGAGTAATATTTACTGTTCAAGTTGTGGAAGTAAACATATTGTTGGAGCTAAATTTTGCAGCAATTGTGGCAACTCATTAGGTGGTTTCGCTAATATAAGCAAACCTTCTTTACAAAACATATCATCTAAAACCAATAATATTGTTACAGTAAATGTTGATGAAGATGATGATGGTATTCCAACGTCTTTTCGTAAACCATCAAAACTACATTACGAAATAGAAAAACCAAATAATAAATTTTTTGCGAAAGATTTGTTCAATTCTTCTCCTTTATCAGATACAGATAAAACTCCGAGAAGAAGGGTGAATTATCAAAAACTTAGCAAAGAAGAGTTTTTGCGTCAATCATTAAAAGAATGTAGTTCTAGAAGAATTCAGGATATTGATGAAGCGTAAAAATAAAAAATTTGAAGAGATGTATGAAACAATTGATCAAGTAATCAAGAAGCGTAAAAATAAATGGAAATTAAAAGCGATTACTTGGTTTGATTTTGAAGATATCGAACAAATCATAAAGCTGCATATTTATAAAAAATGGCATCTTTGGGATCAAACGCGAGCCATTGAACCCTGGATAAATCGCATTGTTACAAATCAAATGCGAAATATAATTCGCAATAACTATAGTAATTATGCTAGACCTTGTTTATCTTGCCCTTTTAATCAAAATAAAGATAGTGAAAACGGCCTTGATCTGTCTTGCGGTTTTACTCTTAGTGGAAGACAGTGTAATGAATGTCCATTGTACGCTAAATGGGAAAAAGTAAAGAAATCTGCATACGATATTAAAATCACTGTAAGTTTAGAAAATCATAAAAATTATTTCATGAGTTTTGAGTCTTCTCAAACTTATGATTTTAAAACAGCTGAAAAAAAACTACACGATTTGATGAAACAAAATTTAAGTGATAAACATTTTTTTATTTATAAAATGTTTTTTATTGATAATCTTTCTGATGATCAGGTAGCTAAAATCTTAAAGTTTAAAACGAACGAAAAAGGTAGAAAAGCTGGTTACAAGCAAATAAAAAATTTGAAAAAAATGCTATACTTAAAAGCACAAAATTTATTAAAAGATAACGATTTATTTTCACTGTGATATGTTAAGTGACGATCAAAAAGCATTTATATTAAAAAAAATAAATGAAGATATTCATGATTATGTTGTCTTGGCTAATCTTCTTTATAATCGTGAAGATTTAACTGGAAGATCAAAAGAATCAAAAATAGTTAGAGATTTTTTGATTTCAACAGGTTTTGCTAAAAAAAGCGAAAAACCAAAACCCACGCAAATGATCGAAATATTGTCAAAAGAAAATTGTGAATTTATCGATCAAAATATAAAAACAGGTATTACACCTAGACAAGCCACAGAATTGATATTCCATGAAAAATTTGCAGGAATAGAAAATTTAAATATTTTTATCACGCCAGAATATAGAGCTGTACAAAAATATATAAAAGAAAAACATCCAGATCATCTTGTTGATAATGAATCAGGTATTGGAGATAAATATTCAGTCCCGCGCTCTATTAAAACTGTAATAAATAAAGTTAATCGTTGGGCGGGTCAAAACATTTCAGAAGATAAATTATCTTTGCAGCATAGAAAATGCATGGAAAAACTATTGACTTACTTGTCTAGTCCACGTTTTGTCGGCAATTACGATTCTTATAACAGCTCTACAGATAAAGAATTATTTGAAGCGGAGTTCGTTCGATCAGTTTGGGATAAGCCTGATCTTACGGTTGATGAAATAAATTTATATATAAATGTTTGCATGGATTACATCAATCTTCGCCAGATTGATATTAAAAAGAATAAGATCAATGAAATGTTTAATGAGACGCAAGATCAGAAAGATTTTACTATGCGTCTAACTGAAGTTCTTAAGACTATATCTGAAGAATATAATCAGTGTGCAAGTCGTATAGATAAGAGTATTCAAAAATTAAACGGTGAACGCTCAAAGAGAGTAGAACTAACGCATCAAAAAAACGCTTCTATTCTTAATCTTGTAGAGCTATTCCAAGATGAGCAAGAGCGCAAGATGATGATACAAATCGCTGATATGCAAAAACGAACAATTAAAGAAGAAGCTGATCGATTGGAGAATATGTCATCTTGGAAAGCTAGAATTTTAGGAATTTCTAAAGAAGATGCTATATGATTCAGTGCAAAATCTGTAGCGAGTCTTTCAATAACGATAGAGCTTTTCATGCCCATTTAAAGAAGCATAATCTTTATCAGGCAGAATATTATTGTACTCATTTTCCAAGATATTCATTGTACTATCGTCAAAGAATACCTTTTAAGAACAAGCAGCAGTATTTTGAAACAGAATTTATTGATTATTCTGAATTCTTGAAATGGGAAAAAGCTAATAATCCAGAAATTGTAAAAGAAAAGTGCTTGGAACTTTTAAAGAAAAGAGTTGATGAAAAGAGTTATCGTTTTGCTCCATTTCATAATGAGTTGATTACATTGAATATGCCGAGTTTGACTATATATAAAAAATATTTCAACTCATATACTGCTGCTTGTAAATTATTGAATATTGAACCATTGTTTAATAAAAATTTACCTGAAGTTTTTAAATCAACTGATGTTTCTAAGTTGCCTATTCTTGTAGATACTCGGGAGCAAGATCCATTATCTTTTGAAAATACAAAAGTTGAAAAAATTTATGTTGGAGATTATCTTATTGCTGATAAGAAATATTTTACTAACACATTTGTTGACAGAAAAAGTGAATCAGATTTTCTTGGAACAATGGCTTCTGGCATTGAAAGGTTTGAGCGTGAAGTCCAAAGAGCTGTTGAGCTGAATTGTTATTTGTTTGTTGTTGTAGAGACAACTATAGCAAATATTTTAATAAATCAAAAGAAATATAATAGAAAAACAAATCTAGAATATGTTTTTCATAATATGCGTAGCTTGTGCCATAAATATCCAAGACATACGCAATTTATATTTACTGGCGATAGAAATAAATCATTAGAGATTATACCAAAATTACTATATCATGGTAAGTCACTGTGGCAGGTAGACATACAATATTTTTTAGATTATGTGGGAAATAGGGAATCAAGTACCAAGGAAATCACGCTTAATTTCCAATGAGGAATTAGCAAAGATTCCTGGTTATTTAGAAGAACGAGAAGCGAAGTTATTGTTTTATCAATTTCTTCGCAATAATACTACTTTTGCTACTGATTTAATCACTGGCGTAAAGTTATTTCCTTTTCAACACATGGCTATTAAAGGAATGTTAGAAAGTGATTATTTTTTAGCTGTATGGAGTCGTGGGCTTTCAAAATCGTATACATGCGGTATTTATGCAGTATTAGATGCTATATTGAATCAAGGAATTGAAACAGGTATATTATCGCGCTCTTTTCGCCAGTCAAAAATGATATTTAAAAAGATAGAAGATATTGCTGCAAAACCTGAAGCTTATCTTTTAAAACAATGTATTACAAAGGTATCAAAGTCTAATGACGAATGGGTGATGGAAATTGGTAAAAGTCGAATTCGCGCATTGCCTTTGGGCGATGGCGAAAAGCTTCGTGGTTTCCGTTTTCATAGGATAATTATTGACGAGTTTCTTTTGATGCCTGAACGAATTTATAACGAAGTTATAGTACCGTTCTTGTCAGTAGTACAGAATCCTACTCAAAGAGAAGAATTATATAATTTAGAAACACAGTTGATCGCTAAAGGCGAGATGACTGAAGACGACAGATATATATGGCCTAATAATAAATTAATTGCGCTGTCTTCTGCTTCATTCAAATTTGAATATTTATATAAGCTTTATGAGCAGTATGAGAATTTGATATTCAACCCTAAAAACAAAGAAAAAACAAAACGTTGCATTATGCAGCTCTCTTATGATTGCGCTCCATTGCAACTATATGATCAGAATCTAATCAATCAAGCGAAGGCCACAATGAGTGAGTCGCAATTCTTGCGTGAGTTTGGCGCTCAATTTAGTGACGACAGTTCTGGATATTTTAAAATATCTAAGATGGCTTTATGTACAGTTCCAGATGGCGAAGCTCCATCTGTTGAAGTTGTCGGAAATCCAGAAGATGAGTATATTTTAGCCGTTGATCCTTCTTGGTCAGAAACTGAATCATCAGATGATTTCGCAATTCAAGTATTAAAGATTAATAAAGAAAAACAGATAAACACATTAGTACATTCATATGCTCTTTCTGGATCTTCATTAAAAGATCATATAAAATATTTCTTATATATATTGCAGAACTTTAATATTGTAGGTGTTTGTATGGACTATAACGGTGGCGTTCAGTTTATGAATTCTTGCAACGAAAGTGAATTGTTTAAAGATGCCAAAATCAATTTAAAACCAATGGTAACTGAATTTGAGAGACCAGAAGAGTATGCTCAAAATTTATATTCCGCAAAGACTGAATATAATAAATCAGATTATAAATACGTATTCTTGCGAAAGCCAACTTCTGGATGGATACGTTTAGCTAATGAGTTATTACAAGCTAACTTTGATCATCGTCGTACTTATTTTGCTAGTAGAGCAATTGATGATAATTTTAGAAGCCAAACTAAAAAACATATAGGTATTTCAGATTTGAAATTCTCTAATGCTTTAGATACTGAAAAAGAAAATGAAGAAGCGAAGATGATTGACTTTGTTGAACATTTATCAGATATGATTATGCTTACAAAAACAGAATGCGCTTTGATACAAATAACAACTTCTTCTCAAGGTATGCAGAATTTTGATTTACCACCTAATCTGAAACGTAAATCTGGACCTGATAAACCTCGTAAAGATAGTTATTCTGCATTGGTATTAGGTAACTGGTTATGTAAAATTTACTTTGATATGAATAACACTCATGTTGAAGATATAACTGAAACTTTTGAACCAATGTTTATTGCTTAAAGTTTAAAAGTCACTTTTAAAGTTACAATGTGTAACTATTATTAACATGAGTCGTAAATATAATAAACGTTCAGATTATTGGAACAAGTTCTCTAAAGCTAATGAAGAACATTCACAACCTTTGGACGCTATGTTGAAAGATTTTTCTGAACCTTCTTTAGTTGGAGATCCATTCTATCAGCAAGAATCAAAAGCTTCGACTTATGAAAGAACAGGTTCAGGCGAAACAACTAATCTTCGTCGCAATCTAGCATATGTAGGACCAAAAATTTATAAATATGGTAATATTCGTGAAGGTTTATTACCTTTTGAGTTCTCTGTAAACGGATATAATATCCGCGATGCTATTGAATTGTGTCAAAAAGCTTATGCTAATGTCGCTATTTTTAGAAATGCAGTAGATATCATGTCTGAGTTTGCTAACGCTGAGATTTATCTTGAGGGAGGTAGTCAGAAAGCTAAGGACTTTTTTGCCAAATGGATGAAGTATACAAGAATGTGGAATATTAAAGATCAGTATTTCCGCGAGTATTATCGTAGTGGTAATGTTTTCTTTTACAAGATTAATGCTAAGTTTGAGATCGATGACTTCCAAAAGATTCTAGAAACATACGCTTCATATGATGGAGCTTCTTATAATACAGATATAAAATTATATAATTATCCAACTAATTATGACATAAAGAATTCGATTCCAGTTCAATATATTTTATTGAATCCTTTTTATCTAACAACAAATCATACTAGTTCTTGGCATCAAGTTGTTTATCAAAAAATTCTTTCTGAATATGAATTAGAAAGACTTCGCTCACCAAAAAACGAGCATGATAAAATGGTTTTTAATAGTTTAGATAAAGAGACTCAAAATAAGATCACTAATGGGCAATGGGCAAGAGATGGACTAAAAATACAAATAAATCCTACTAATATTATATATTCTTTTTATAAGAAACAAGACTATGAACCTTTTGCTGTGCCTTTTGGATTTGCAGTTCTTGATGATATTAATTTTAAAATGGAAATGAAAAAGATTGATCAAGCTATTTGCCGCACAATCGAGAATGTAATTTTATTGATTACTATGGGTACTGAGCCAACAAAAGGTGGCATCAATCATAAAAATATTAAAGCAATGCAAAGTCTTTTGAGTAATCAATCGGTTGGTAGAGTTCTTGTCGCTGATTATACGACAAAAGCCGAATTTATTATTCCAGATATGAATAGAGTTCTAGGTTATGAAAAATATAAAATAGTCAATGAAGATATAAAAGAAGGATTGCAAAATATATTAATTGGTTCCGAAAAATTTGCTAATACAACAGTAAAAGCTCAAGTGTTCTTCGAAAGATTAAAGGAAGCTAGAAAAGCTTTCTTAAATGATTTTTTACAGCCTGAAATGGAATTGATTTTTCGTAATTTAGGATTCAAAGGAAAATGCCCAATTGCAAAGTTTGAAGAAGTATCAATCAAAGATGAAACTCAATTTAATCGTGTAGTTACGCGAATGATGGAGCTTGGTATTCTTCCTCCTGAAGAAGGAATAAAGGTTATTGAAACAGGAATTTATCCAACCAAAGAAGAGCTTGCTTCTGCTCAAGAAAAATTTGTTCAAGAAAGAAAACAAGGTTATTACAATCCAATTGTTGGCGGCGTTCCTGTTATTCCGCCTCCATTGCCTGACGTAGGTGGAGCGACTCCAAATAAAAAGACATCCACTCCAAATGAAAAAGGTCGTCCAATTGGCGCAAAAGCATCAGTTTATTCTAAAGATGCGATTGCAAAAGTATTAGACAGAACTAAAGATTTATATAGTTTAGTTGAATCTGGTTTAAAAAAGAAATACTCAAAGAAATCTTTAAATGTCGAACAAAAGAAATTAGCTAATGGTATTTCTGAAGCAATTATAATGGGTTCAGAATTGGATTCATGGAATAATTTAGCCATTGAAGTTCTTAATGATCCTGCAAAATTAGACAAATTAGGAATATTAAATAATATTCAAAATGTTGCCGCAGAACACGAACTAGATAGTTATGCCGCTGGTCTTTTGTATCACAGCACTAAATATTCAGTGTAAAATCTAATAATATGTTCCTTTATAAGACATCATTTGAGAATATTGTTACCGCTTCTGTGAACTTTGATAAAAATATTTTGTTATCTCAAGCTTCACTTGAACCATTAAAATCTATTATTCCAGCAACTGTTAATTTAGATAAGAATGTAGATTTAGTTGGTGCAGCTTTTAATGCTGCTGTTGTAAATCGTTTTAACAAAAATGGTGATGGAATCGATACGAATACAGCTATTGCTTTTAAGAAATATTTCATACATAAACCAACAAATATTGAACATAAAAAGCAAAGAGTAGTTGGTCATATTGTTAATTCTGCATTTTCATCTTATGGTGAAAATAAAATTTTATCAGATGATGATGTAAGAGGAACTTTAAATCCATTTAACATAGCTTTGGCGGCAGTTGTTTATAAAACAGTTGATCGCCAATTTGCTGATGCGCTTATGGATTCAAATGATCCAGAGTCTGCTTTGTTTGAGAGAATTAGTGCGAGTTGGGAAATTGGATTCAATGAATATTTAGTCGCCGTTGGTAGTTTAGATTTAAAACAAGCTGAAATAATTACTAAAAAAGAACAAATTGAAGAGTTTAAGAAATATCTAAAAGGTTTTGATGGTCCTGGCGTAATGAATGATGGTACTCCTGTATATCGTTTAGTTACTGGTCGTATTTATCCTTTAGGTATCGGATTTACTACAAATCCTGCTGCTGATGTTCAAGGAGTTGTTATTGATGATGGTACATCAGCAATGAAAACCGAAAATGAAGAAGACGAAGAGGATAATGAGGAGGAGGATAATGAAGAAAATGAAATGGAAGTTGAAGAAGCTGAATGCTACGAGATAAATTCTATAGATTTACTTAGCTTAAATAATAAATTATTTTCACAATCTGATAAACAACCTGTAAATAATACCAAAACTAAAATTATGGATTTAGAACAAATACTATCTGCATTAAAGACAGTTCTCGCTGAAAAGCAAGAAACTGTTAAGTTTAGTGAAGAAGCAGTTGCCTCAATTTCTGCTAAAATCGCTGACAGCATTAAACAAAAGAACGAAGAAATTAAGCTAGAGATGGAAAAAGCTGAAGTCGCTAAGGCTGAAGCTATAGCTCAAGCTGAACAGTTCAAGAAGGATCTTGAAGACAACAACAAGAAGCTCGCTGAAACTGCCGCTAAGTTACAAGAGCTTCAGAATACAATTTCAGCTCAAGCTGCTCAAGAGATTTATAATTCAAGAATGGCTTCTCTTGATAACGAGTATGATCTAGACGAAGTTGATCGTAGTTATTTAGCAAAGGAAATTTCCGCTTTAGCTACAACTGATGAGGCTTTTGCTTCATATAAGGAGAAGCTCGCTGTTATATTCAGACACAAAAACAAAGCTTCAAAGCTAGATCAAGATAAGATTTTCCAAGACCGTCTTGAGGCCGAGTTGGCTAAGAGAATGGGACAAGTAAAGACTCAACCAACTGAAGTTGTCGAGAAGACAGTTGAGGTTGAAACAGCTTTAGCAAATGCTAAACGCGAAGAGCCAACTATTCCTTCTCAGACGAATACCCCAACGGTAACAAAGACTTCTTGGAAGGAAAGACTAGGTAAGGCTTTCAGTAAGGAAAATATCACAGTAAAATTTTAAAAATATATGTCACTAAGATTATATCCATTCAGACAGTATAGCGACGTTGATGTTATCAATATGTACGCTAGCGACACTGTTGATGCCAGTCCATCTACAAATGGCAATGGTTCAGCTGGTGTTTTCGTCAAGGTATCTGCTGGTAACTTGGATTTAGATCCAATTCAATACACAGCTACCGATATTACAAATACACTTGGTAAGGCAGATTATCCTTTCTTGGGTGCTGCTCAATATCCTGCTGTACCTTTGCGCTTCACTGCTGCAACAGCTGGTGAGCCAGTTCTTGGTCTAACACTAAATCAGACCCTTGCTGCTGATGAAAATGGTGAGAGATTACTCTACAATCCTGTCAAACGTGCTGAACTACAAGCTGTTCTCACTGGACAGGCTGTTCCTGTAGCTACTCGCGGCGTTTTCACTCTAGCTGATACTGCTATCGACTGGGTTGATGCATCAATGGCCCCAAATAGCCATTTGATTATATCAGCAAACGCTGGTAAAGTTTCTGGTTTAGCAGTTAGTGCTATTTCTCCCCTCACTGGAACTACAAGTATTATTGGTCGTGTTCTTGGAACAGGTACTCGTACTTCTCAGAATGGTAAGAGTGATTATTATGCCGCTGCCGGTACAACTGGCAAATTCGCTCTAGTTCAGATCGACTGTACCACATCTTACGTTGTCTAATCTATAACAATTTATTAATATGAAAATCGTTTTAAAGAGAACAGATGAACAAGTTGAGCTAATCAAAGCTCTAGCCTCTAAGAACCGTGAAGTAGCCTTTGACGCTCAAGTTGCATTGGCTGAATTCATTGGTCCAGTTTTGGCTGAAGTTATCAACAATGCTCCTACTGTTTCTAACTTGTTCACCAGTCTTCAGTTCAATGCTGAAGATAATCCTTCAATTCCTCTCGACCTATATTATGATATTTTCGATGAGGACTATATTAAGGTTTACAGCCAGAGCGTAGCTGGTGGTCTACCTCAGAACGTAGTTCAACCTCTCGCTTCTGAGTTAAAGATTGCTACTTATCGTCTCGATAGTGCTGTAGCTTTCGATAAGAAGTATGCCGCCAAGAGTCGTCTAGATGTAGTTAGTAAGTCTTTTACTCGCCTAGCTCAAGAAGTTATGCTAAGGCAAGAGAGAACTTCTGCTAACCTCCTCATGACTGCTCTAGCTCAAGCTTCCACCGGAAATGATGCTACTGCTGCAAATAACTATCACGTTTTCCGTACTGCTGCTGCTGGTCGTTTTGTATTGAACGATCTTAATAAGTTGTTCACTAAGATCAAGCGTATCAACGCTTCTTTCGTTGGTGGAACTCCTTCTGGCGCTCGTAGAGGTCTAACAGATCTTATCGTTTCTCCAGAAATCGTTGAAGAGATTCGTGGCATGGCTTACAATCCTATCAATACAGCCGTAGCTCCAATCGCCGCAGGTTCTAACACCGCTGCTAACGCTCCAGTTGTTGCAACAGATGCGGTCCGCGATCAAATCTTTAACCAAGCTGGTCTTCCTGAGTTCTATGGTGTTAGCATCATGGAAATTCTTGAATTCGGTGTTGGTAAGAAGTTCAACACAATCTTCGATACTGTCGCTGGTGCCACAGCTTATGCTGACCACTATGGTATCAATGCTTACGGTGG